CCATTCAAAGTCTAGTGCAAGAAGGCCTCGGCGGGTTTGAACCCCCCAATCCTATTCAGCAAGCTATCGCTTCAATGCTCACCCAGAGAATTCAGCCAGGCGCGACCGAAATTCTGAGGGACGCCAGCGGAGAATTCAAGAAATCCGAGTAAAACCTTTATTACCGAGCTTACGCCCCGGTTTACTTTGAATATCATGGCCCGACGAAAGAAAGCAACACGACGCCGACGCAAAACCTTCAGCATCTTGAACGGTTTGGAAGCTCTCGCCTACGGTCAGATTTTATCCGTTGGAATTACAGGCGGCGGTATCTGGGATTTCGTCACCGGAGACACCAATCTAGGTATGACTTCGGTTTCTGATATAGGTCTTGGAATTTCTACAATGGAGCTCACGGGTCAGGGTCAAATATCGCTCGGGGATTTCATGACGCAACCGACTCTAGCTATAGACACCATGACCAGCAACTTCACCAGCAACATAATTCCCATGGCCGTCGCTGGCTTCGGAACGTCGGTTGCGTTCCGCGTCGGTCGTAGACTTTTGAGAAAACCCCTTGCGATGATTACGAGAGATTTGGTTAAGCCTGTTCTCGGTTCCGGGGTGAGAATGTAAAATGGCTAACGTCAATTGCTACGGTTCCGTAGTTTCTTCTCGACAATCAATCGTGCCTTTGCACAATGCGGCCACAACAGAAGCTTCTCAGGACCAGATAGATACTGATGGCGATTTTACAGGAGCCAGCCAGGTTTTTGGAACCTTCGCAAATCAGCAATATCCTGGCTTCGTGGCTAGTCGTGCGGGTCTTCAATGCGAGAATGATTTTATCTGGGCCTACGTTCAATCAGCGGGTAAAATAAAGCTCGCACTTCCTACCGGCGGCGGTGCAGGGACTAGCGGCGGGAATTGTGACCTTCCGGCACCCCTACCCTATCCTAAGGCGATAGCAAGCGGAGACAGCATCCAAGTGCTAGTAAACGCAGCTGCTACAAGAACCGCAGCTGTCTCAGTCGCTTGTAGCTCAGGAGAGTACCATGTCTTTCAAGTCACAGTGTCGGGAGCTGGTGAACAGGAATTCCTAAGCGTTCTCGATAATCAGAGCCTTGGGCTCACACTCCAAGGGAGAACAATTACTCATATTATGGCGAACCCGGGAGCGAATGACGCGGAGCTTCAATCCCCCGTCTATGTCCTTGATGGCTCGGGAATCCCGATAGGGAGTATAGGATTCACGGCGAGCGCGGGCGATTGCGCCCAAACCTTCTCGCCCGTCCGAATTCCGGTAGCTCTCAACAGCCGCATGGTATTCAGGACTGATGCTTGATGGCGAAGGCGAGCAAATCAGCTAAGGCCCGAGTAAAACGGGCAACGATGGGCGAAAAGGCATCTATACGCAAGTCGGCCCGTGTCCTGGCTGATTATGAGCTAATCACCGGCAAGCGATACGACGCCATTTTGCGCTCTCTCAAGAGTGGCGGGCTTCGGTGAAAGCATGGGAAAGCATGAACCCTTCGCGGCTATTTGCACTCTTCCTGCCGGGTCCGACGCTGAGAAGGGCTTCTATTCCTTCGGAGTGCCTGAAGGGAAGCAATTGAATATCTGTCTCGCGAGTTATGTCGGCGGTGATGCAACGGAAGTTTATCAGTTAGTCGCGGTCCCTGTTTCAGCTACGGCGAGTTTGAATGATGTGAATATTGAAGCACCCCTCGGAATGGTTGCCTTCTTTGCTCAAATGAAGGGCGGAGCTCTTGCGCCAATGGCCACCGTTCCAAGTTTGTTCGGGCAAACCTATCAGATAGTGCCGGGGCCATGTTCAGTTCTTATCGCGGCGAGTGCAGCTAACACGGCGCAGTTTTCTTGCAACGTTCGCGGCACAATATCGGACTTAGGCGACGGAATGTAGTATGTGTCCTAAGGCACTTCCCGACCAAGTCATAGTCCATCGGATAGAATTTCAAGAGTCAGAGCGCGAAATCATACGCGACCTGGCTATGGCCTATCAGATAAACAAGGTATCAGAGCCGCTCGTAGCTCTAGTCAACGATAACACAACCATGCTCCTGATTCTAGGAGCTGCGGGGGCATATCTAGGGTTCACCTACATACCGCCCGTATTAGACGAAGGAGTCAATCTCCTGGCTGATTTCAAAACCCAATTAGACCAAGCTATTGAGCAGGGGACGACATGGGTGCAGCGTCAAGAGGCGAGAGTAGAAGCGGGGGCGGAACGAGCCGGTCAAGTGCGTGACTTCGGCGTCTTCTATGCACCCGGTCCACTTGGCCCAGCTTATCGCACCATTGATTGGCTAGAGCGGAAGATGGGCGTCGATTTATTCGATTGGGGCGCAGGCTACGAACCGTGAGCGTTTACCCCCTACTTGGAGGCCCATTTTGCGGTTTTCTGGAAATCATAAACGTAGGTATGAATCATTCGCCCTACTGCGAGCTTGCGACCTGGTCCCAGGTGTTTCCGGATTACGGAAATCTCACGACAAAGTATTATGAGAGTAAACCTTTGATTTTAGCCCAAAAACCAAGTTTTACTTTGTGGACTCTTGGTGGCCTTCCCCTCCAAGATAGACCTTCGACCGTCCAATTATCTGAACCCGCAGCTGAAAAACTCGAGGCTTCCGATTGAATCCATTCGTGGTTATCTCGGTGCGGCGTGTCTTGGTCATGGAGCTGATATTCTCCCTCATCAATGCGGCCCATGTAGTCAAGCCAGGACCATTGAGGCGGCGGGCCATCGGGCCAACACTTCACACAGAGCCTTGAGTCACGGGGGAAACACAGCAACTCGCGCTCAGTGGTTTCCCTGATGCATACTATGTCTTGTTCATACCGCGCCCACTCCCTCAAGCAGTTGCGAACGAAGCGGGAAAAGTTCCCCCCCTCTCTCATCATGTTCTGTTTGATTTCCCAAGTCTCAAGGAGTGATACGGTCGTTATGTTCTGAGTGGTCTTCCTAGTCAAGCTCAATACCCCCGTTTTCCATATTTCCGGGCAATCTGACGGCCTTCAAGGAGTGAGTGACCCCTTTGACGGTGATATAGCATTGAGTCGCTTGAATGGCCTGTATTTCAGTAAACTCGGTTAGCTCCCAATGAATCCCGCAGTATTTACAGAAAAACCTCATTCAGTAGTCCTCCAAGCTCTCGCGCTGGGGCCAACCTGAAATTTGACCGATGATGCAAGCTGCGCAAATACTCCGACAAAGTAAAACCGGGATTTCAGAGCGCAAACGAGCATTTCCGTAGCCTTTGATGTTATCGTGCTTGGTGTGGGGGCATGTCGTCAGAGCTTTCCATGAAGGAGGGAACGCGCCCCATATCCGCGTCTTCTTCTGATACGGCCAATCATACGCGCAGTAATACACATCAACGAAGGGGTAATTTCGGACTACAACTTGGTCTTTGAGAGCTCCATGAAACGGGTTTTCCATGAACCAATACTTCGGGCGGAGTGTCGCGATGAGTGCGAGTGTATGGTCAACGAGTTCGATAGCGTGTTCAACTTCCTCGCTCAATCCCTCATGACGCCTGGCTTTTGAAAACTCATTCTTCGACCCGCGAGCGTAGCTAAATTGTGTGCAATCGGGAGAGGCCCAGATGACGTCAGGACGGCCGCCACAGTGTTCAATGATTTCGTCTGGGTTGAGCAATAAAATATCCGCGCAAAGTGAAGGTGAAAGTGATTCATCAATGTCTATACTGAAGGTTTTGAAACCGAATTCCTTAGCGGTGTCCGTCATCGTCTTGGTCCCTGAGAACAGCTCAAGAAAGATAGCGGGCTCAGTCATCCTCTAACGCCTCCTTGATGACGTCCTCTAACTCAGGGTCATGGACGGCCGCGCGAGCTCTTGTGCATGTCTCACAGTCTTCTGTTTCTATCTCACATATTCGCATCAGATAGAGCTCCCCGTCGCCGCCAGGCTCGCCTATCCAAACGATAGCTTCACACTCAGGACATACGGCGACCGCTTCTTCTCCGTCTAAGAGGGGGAGCTCGTCGTGGTCCACATCTTGAACGCGGATAAGGATGGAGTTTTTTCTAATATCATCAATTCGCTCATGCAAGTCGCTCAAGAGCTCACCCCCACTCGATATAAGCGGGTGACGTGCATCTTGCGGCCTGAGCTCCAATCGTGAATTATGCCGTCCCTCACGGCTGCGAAATGGTCGCGTGTCTGAATCAGGAGCTTGCCCTTTGAGAAGTGGGTATTCTCCCCGAGAAGCCACCCTACTGACTGAATCGTCTTGGCTCCTAGTTGCCTGGCTTCGTCGGTCACGTCCTCAACATGATAGCCGATGTTGTTAAGCAGCATCAACATTTGAAAAGAGTCCATACCTGTCCCCTTCGTAGGATTGTGATGATACCGTTCACAGAGCTTGACGGCGTCAAGATAGGTTCGGTCGGTCAAGATAGCGAGGGCGATAGGGCCACATGGCCCGCCGTGTTTCAAGATTTTAGCTTCATTATACAAGAGGTCGGCTCGGTGCGTCATTGAACAGGCCTCAACGTGCTTTACTTATAATACTTCCATAACTCAACTCTTGTTATATACATATTATAGGATTACCTATACCTATACTACTACTACTGAGCTCTCCTGGCTGAAAAGAAAGCTTTTAGGACCGGGTTGGGACGGTTAGGGGTATGGATTGGAACCTAGTCTTAGATATAGTCGTCTTAGTGTGTATTTTGGGGGTCTTGAGGGGGTTGGTTGAAATCCGTCGAGCTATCGAGCTCTCGATGGATGAATTAGACCACAAATTAGCTGCATCCATTCAAAGTCTAGTGCAAGAAGGCCTCGGCGGGTTTGAACCCCCCAATCCTATTCAGCAAGCTATCGCTTCAATGCTCACCCAGAGAATTCAGCCAGGCGCGACCGAAATTCTGAGGGACGCCAGCGGAGAATTCAAGAAAT